GGCATATCTGGCTACAGTGGCGCGTCAGGCATATCTGGCTACAGTGGCGCGTCAGGCATATCTGGCTACAGTGGCACATCTGGCTACAGTGGCACATCTGGCTATTCTGGCATCCAAGCCCCTATCGGCGGTTCAAATACACAGATTCAATATAACAACTCTGGTGTTTTGGGCGGTGTCCCATTATTAACTTATAACGGCACAACCCTAGCCCGCACAGGCGGAACAATAGACAACACAGTCATTGGCGCAACAACCCCCAATACTGGCACATTTACTACTATTACAGGACAGACAGAAGTATTAAAAGGTACTGGGCAGAATTTAGTTACTTATTCCAATACATTTACTAATGCGATTTGGACAAGAAACAATTCTTCTGTAGTTGCAAATACAACAACTGCTCCAGATGGAAGCTCAACAGCCTCAACAATTACTTTTACTGGTGGCGGAACTCAATCATCAATAAGCAATTCAATATCTTTTGTATCTGGATTGGCATACACAGAATCTATTTATGTTAAATATATTAATCAACAATGGATTCAATTATCTTATGGAGCTGGTTCATTTTCTACAGTTCCGTATGCAAACTTTGATGTTCAGAATGGTGTATTAGGGACTGTTGGTGGAAGTGCAACAGCAACCATAACTTCTGTAGGTAATGGTTGGTATCGTTGTTCTATGACGGCTACCTCTACAGCGGCTACTTCCGCTGGTGCATTATTAACATACGCAATAGATTCGGGTACAGCCGTTAGAGGTGCAAATTTAACAGCTTCTGGAACAACAGCATATTTATGGGGTTCACAACTTGAAATCGGCTCTGTAACCAACACCTATGTCCCCACAACAACCACAGCAGTTTACGGAACTCCTACCCTATCCTTTAGTGGGGTAGCAGGACTAGGACTTCAATCAGATGGTTCTCTTTATGTTTCTCCAGCAGGAACAGGCGCACTACAAGCACAAGCTACTACTTCATCTACAGTAGGTGGTAATGCTAGGGGTGCTAATGCTGTTGATTGGCAGACAAGTAGAACTTCTGCTGGACAGGTGGCTGCTGGTCCACAATCTGTTATTGGTGGCGGTTTAAACAACCAGTCAAATTCAGGTTTTTCAACTATTGCTGGCGGTTCAAATAATTTGGTTGCTTCAACAGGAGCTTCTATTTTAGGAGGAAAAAGCAATCAATCTTCACAAGATTATTCTGTTTCTGTTGCTGGTCAATCAAACATAGCAGGTGGTTATTTTAACTTTATTGGAGGCGGCTATACAAATAGCGGAACATCATCTTCTACTGTTACAACCCAAGCCGCTGCAACAAACGGGGTTACAAGTGGTTCTACTGCGGTAACTCTTGCAGCTTCAAACGCCTCTATCAAAGTTGGTCAGTTAATAACTGGCACAGGCATTGTTTCTTATACCTATGTAGCCGCCATAAGCGGAACATCCCTTACCCTTTCCCAAAATGCTAATGCTACAGGAACACCAACTCTATCTTTCTATACCCCTCATGGAGTAGTAGTAGGAGGAGGAAACAACCAAGCTACTGGTAGTTATTCATTTATCGGTGGTGGTGGCGATGCTGGTACTGCGGCTAATAGGAATACGGCAAGTGGTGATTGGTCTTTTGTTGGTGGTGGATGGGCAAATAAGGCAGTAGGTAATGCTTCATCTGTTGTAGGCGGAGGAGTTAATGGCTCTGGAACTACGGCTGGAAATACTGCCAATGCTACAAGTTCATATATTGGTGGCGGTTTTTCAAATACAGTCAGCATAAATGGTTTTTCAAGCACCATTGGTGGTGGTTCTTTTAATAATACAACAGCATCTCATACAACTATTGCTGGCGGTAGATATGGAACAGATAGAGGTATTACTGGATATACTGTATTTCCAGCCTGTTATCAGCCCATAACCAATGCTTCAGGAGTTTCACAATCCGCTTTATTAATTATTGCAAAACAAACAACTGATGCTACAGCTACTGTTTTAACTTGTGATGCCAATGCCGCTTCTACTAATAATCAAGTAATACTACCTAATAACTCTGCTTATTACTTTAAAGTAAGCGTTATTGCCAATGTGACAGGTGGTGGAAATACAAAGGCTTGGACACTAGAAGGTGCTATAAAGCGTGGTTCAGGTGTAGGAACTGCCGCTATTGTAGGTTCTGTTACGACCAATATCGTTGCTGCAGATACAGGCACAAGCGGATGGGCAGTCACCGCCACAGCAGATACAGCGAATGGTGGATTGGCAATTACAGTAACAGGACAGGCATCTACTACAATTCGTTGGGTAGCAAAATGCGAAACAGCAGAAGTAACTTACTAAGGAGCAATAATGGCTTTAAAACTTAAACTCGAACAAACCCAATTTGGCGTACCAGCCCCAAAAGCCTACGCTAGAATTACGAACTTTTTTGGCACAAAAGACAATATCCAAGTGCAAGTTGCAATTCATTACGATGAAAATGCTCGTCAAACGAATATGGCTACTGTGCGTGAAGATGCTCATTACATCGCTATTGAATCACTTAAAGGTGATATAATTCCAGCTATCTATGGCGTATTAAAGACTTTTAGCCAGTATGAAGGTGCTGAGGACTGCTAATTTAGGGCAGTTTTACCCTTTTTTGTGTATTAGTGTATAATATAGGTTCGTATGAACTGAAAAGGACACTGTGAAATACAGCATCGTAATACCAACATATAACAACTGTGAAAAGTACTTAAAACCGTGTGTAGACTCGATTATTAAGTATACTGATATGTCTGATGTGGAGCTAATTATAAGCGCCAACGGGTGCACAGACAACACAGAAGCGTATTTAAACTACTTAAAAACTGCTATACCACATTTTAAATGGGTAAATAGCAAAGAACCCCTGGGTTTTGCCAAAGCCGTTAACGCAGGTATCGGGGCACATAGCGCCGACAAGGTGGTAATTCTCAATAACGACACAGTTATTTTAGGTTCAGATTGGTTAAAACGATTGGATATCGGTAGTATTTCAGGGGTTTTAACAAATTATAGCCCTATCACCCAACGCAACTTTGCTGTGTTCTTTTGTGTGATGATTAGCCAAAAAGTGTTTGATACTATTGGTCTTTTAAACGAAGATTTTAACACCGGCGGTTGCGAGGATATTGAGTTTTGTTTACGAGCCGAAGAGGTAGGATTTCAGATTATTGATGTGGGCCACCGTGGTGATTTTCCAATTTATCATGCTGCAGAAGGAACCGTACACAATCCTGAGTTAGTGCAAAATTGGGATAATATTTTTTTGCTAAATGAACTTAAATTAGCCAAAAAATATAATTTAGATTGGTATCGTTGGCGTTTGTCAAACAACTACGAACGCGCGGTATTTCTTAAAGACGACCCGGTATTCCCACGCGAGACACAGCGTTATGAATGGGCAGTAGAGAATTTTGATGGTAATAGCATATTAGAAATTGGTTGCTCCACTGGTTATGGAAGGCAGTTCTTCCCAGACTACATTAACTACATTGGTTTAGATTACGATCCAATTATTATTGATGTAGCTAAAGAACAAAACTGGAACGGGTTTAATAACCTATTTGTCAGTGGTGATATTAACAAATTCATTCTAGGCCAATACGATACCATCGTGGCATTTGAAGTCATAGAACATCTTGACAATGGTTTAGAAATTGTTGAAAAGTTAAAAAATCATTGCAAACGACTTTTAATTACTGTGCCCCACAATGAACCAAAAGGTTTTTGGGGGGAGCATCATAAGCTGCATGGATTAACTGAAAAAGATTTTCCAGGTTTTAAGTTTGCGTATATAAGCCACAACGGCGATATATCAGACGTAATAGTACCAGTTTCAGAAACCAACCCGAGCAACCTAATGATTTGCCGGTGGGATAATGAGTAAAGTACTATGCTCGGTGGCAACTAGGGGTCGCTACTTTACAACATTACCCTTAGTATTAAACGCAATTATTAATCAAACAAGATCACCAGACAAGCTGATTGTGTTTGACGATAACGACGAACCGCAAGACATGCGAAAAGAGTTCATATATCAGTACTTTTTTCAGATGTTAGAGCACAAAGGTATTGAATGGGAATGGCAATACGCTGATAAAAAAGGTCAGCATCATATCCACCAACGTGCTAATATGATGGGCTATGATTGGATATGGCGGGTTGATGATGATGCGGTTCCTGAACCAAACGTCTTAGAAACGCTTTACAGCCACATAGGCGAGTTTGTTGGAGCAGTTGGTGGGTCAGTATTAACTCCCCCCTATTTGCCCAATACAGGCTCTGTAACGGGCTCTATTGACCAAATTGATAATGAGCCTAACATCCAGTGGGGTAAAATTGAACGAGTCAAGCAAGTTGAGCATCTACACTGTACTTTTTTATACCGCGCTGGTGTGCATGATTATAATCTTGGCCTATCACGCGTGGCCCACCGAGAAGAAACACTGTTTACATACGGTCTGCATCGAAAAGGTTATCAGGTATTAGCAGTACCCAATGCAGTAACATGGCACATGAAGAATCCGCAAGGCGGAATTCGTAGCGAAACAAGACAAGAGATGTTTGAGCACGATGAGCAAATATTTAAAAATGTCCTCAAAAACAGACACCATACTATTGTGGTGCTTAATTGCGGTCTCGGGGATCACATTGTTTTTAGTCATGTTTTGCCTGCTATTCGCAATCCCCTTGTTTTTACATGCTATCCTGAAGTAATACCGGGCAAGTCAATAGCCGAAGCATTTAAGTTGTTTGGTGACATTGAACCGTATAACATCTATAAAAAGATGGATCAGTGGAAGTGGAAGAACAGTTTAGAAGACGCATATCGGAAAATGTACTTATGATTATTATAGCACCGTATGCGCAGAAGTTAAGGACGGGTAAAGAAAATCCAAAAAACTATCCGTACTGGAAAGAGTTAATCGAGATAATTGACGAACCCATAGTACAAGTTGGTGTTGAGGGTGAAAAACAGCTTGTACCGAATTTTAAAAAAAATCTGCCTATTTCAGAGTTATGTAAGTTACTACATGAGTGCAAAACTTGGATTGGAGTAGATAGTTTTTTTCAACATTTAGCTTGGGATGAAGGAGTACCAGGTATTGTATTGTGGGGACCATCTGATCCATTGATTTGGGGGCATCCAGAAAATATTAATCTACTAAAAGACCGATCATGTTTAGTAGAAAATCAGTTTATTTGGTGGGAAGCCACCGAACACAAAAAAGAACGATTTGTAAAACCACAGATAGTTTTAAAAAATTTAGAGGAATAGAACATGGCCCAATCAGGCTACACGCCAATTAGTCTTTACTACAGTTCAACGTCTGGTGTTGCTCCAACATCGGGCAACCTTGTCAATGGTGAGTTGGCTATCAACATCACTGATGGTAAGCTGTACTTTAAAAATACTAGCGGCGCTGTTACGCTGTTAGCCTCTGCGGCTGGCGCAGTAGCTGCGACTAATCTTTCTGGCGGCACGTCAGGACAGATCCCTTATCAAAACGGTGCAAGCTCGACAACTTTCATGGTTGCACCAACAACTGCCAGCACTTACTTAGGCTGGAATGGTAGTGGCTTCTATTGGTCAAGCACCACGGGTGTGTCTGGTTATAGTGGCTTTAGTGGCTACAGTGGCGGCACCGGCACTAATGGAGCATCTGGTTACAGTGGTATTAGCG